TCCAACTATAACACTGCATGGATTAGGAGAAATGTCAATAAGACCTATCAAGCTTAAGGAGTTTACAGAAGAACATGTCAATCTAAAAAAGTATGTAAACCCTAAGAAGTTTGGTGGCTTTCAGAGAATGAAAGTAATAGAGAGCAGACTTGAGAGACTAGTAAACATGCAGTTGATGTTAGATATTCAATACATTAAAAAAGAAAGCTCAAAAACCAAAAAAGATGAATATCAAAAAAATCTGGAAAGACAAAGCCCTGATTCTGGAGGGGATTAAGAATAGCATCTTTAAAAAAGAACATGTTGAACTTATAGCTGCAGAAAGACAAGCTATCTGTGATAAGTGCGATCTTATTGATCTTAAAGGTGATAAGTGTTTGGTATCTGGTACTAAGCCTTGTTGTGGAGAATGTGGATGTAGTTTAGAATTTAAAACCAGATCTCTTTCATCAGAGTGTCCTCATCCTAAAGGACCTAAATGGGAAGCATATATGGATGAGGATGATGAAGATAAGCTCAACTTAGAATTAGGAATCTAATACCAACTCAAATGACACTCATATTCAAATCAGAGACCCACTCCTACACCAGCAAAGATCCAAATGAACAAATAAATTGGATTAGCGTAACCAGCTTTGTAAGCTTGTTTAAAGATAAGTTTGATGCTAAAAAAATAGCAGAGAAATCATCTAAAAATAAGAGATCAAAATGGTATGGTATTCCACCTGAAGAGATTCAGGAAATATGGAATGCTGAGGCTAAGAGAGCAACTGATTTGGGTACATGGTATCATAACCAGAGAGAAACAGATATTACTGGTATAGATACTATTGAGAGACAAGGTATTGCAATTCCTATTATAAAACCAATTATTCAAGATGGTGTAAAGCATGCACCAGATCAAAAACTTACTGAAGGGATATATCCAGAACACTTGGTATATCTTAAATCAGCAGGTTTATGTGGACAATCAGATCTTGTAGAAATAGTAAAGAATACTGTCAATATCATTGATTACAAAACCAACAAAGAAATTAAGACAGAATCTTACAAGAACTGGGAAGGGCTATCTCAAAAAATGAGTGGCCCTTGTTCACACTTAGATGATTGCAATTTCTACCACTATGCTTTACAACTGAGTACTTATATGTATATTATACTAAAGCATAATCCTCAGTTTAAACCTGGTAAACTTACTCTTCACCATATTATTTTTGAAGAAGAAAGCAAAGATAAGTATGGTAATCCAGTAGCTAAAAGAGATAATGATGGCAACCCTATTGTAAAAGAAGTTGTACCTTATGAGCTACCTTATCTTAAATCTGAGGTAATTGCAATGATTAACTGGTTAAAAGACAATAAAGACACAATTAAAAAATGAGTAATGATCAATACCAACAAAAAAGTTTTTGGAATAAGAAAGTAAAAAAGAAAGCTTCACCTAAATGTGAGTCAGGTAAAAAAATAATTAAAGAGATTAAAGATGACAACAAGATTATTCGACATAGAGAATGGGGAGGTTAAACCTACAGAGCACTGCTATGCTTTGAAGTTTTTAAAAGATATCATGGATGAATTTCCTGATAACTACATAAAGATCTACAAGTATCTCTTCTACATGACATGTCCTAATCCAGATATGAATCCTTACTTTCATATGAGTGAGGTAGAGAAAGAAGAAGTTATTCTAGAAGATATTGAAGCAGACTTCTCTACTGATGAGGATCTTGTACAGATAGCTCTTAAAAAATGTGAGAAGATGTATGAAACCCCTACATCTAGAGCATATAAAGGTCTTAAATCTATGTTAGATAGATTAGCTGTCTATATGGAAAATACACCTATTACACATGGTAGAGATGGAAACATCAACTCTTTAGTAGCTGCAGCTAAGAACTTTGATGGTATAAGAGCTTCCTTTAAAGGAGCATATAAAGATTTAAAAGAAGAACAACAATCACATGTGCGAGGTGGAGCAGGTCTTGCATATGATCAAATGTAAAATCATGGAAAAAGAATTCTTTAATGACTGGTTATTTCACTATAACCCCTATTCAAAAATTTGGTCAGCTTTTGAAAGACAAGATCTGGTACCTTACTTTAATGGATTAAATTGTAAAACTTTGATTCAATCTAGTAAACATTCTACCCTTGTAGACATAATCAATAAAGGGGAAGGTAAGTTAGCTAAGATGAAAAAAATAATCAATGAGTAGTTACATTAAAATACCTACTTGGAATAAAGGTGTTTGGGAATACACTGAATTTGCTACTCGTGATGAGTACAAAGACTTTGTACTTTCTGTATTTAAAGAACCTGGAAAATATGATTTTAATGAAGTTTCTCTATACTTTAATGAAGAAGCTCAAAAATTTAGGAATCAGGGTTACTATTTCTCTGGACCTATGGGTAGCAAGGATTATAGAAAATATTGGGATGCAGAAAAAGAAAAATGCAGATATGGAGCAATCTTTACAGATGGTAAACTCACATGGTACCTTCCCAGAGAATACTACATGTGGCTCAATTTCTTACCAATCAATGACAAAGAAAAAAGAAAGTTTGACTTTCCAAGTGTCAGGGATGCACAATACCACATGGCATTATACGAGCTCCTTGCAGAACTCAACTATCAACATGCAGCTATCCTCAAAAAGCGACAAATAGCATCTTCTTATTTCCACTGTGCTAAGATGATAAATCTTATATGGTTTGAAGAAACACCTATTGTAAAGATGGGTGCAAGCCTTAAAGATTATATCAATGAAAAAGGATCTTGGAAATTTCTAAATGAGTACAAGTCTTTCCTGGATTTGCATACTGCTTGGTATAGACCTATGAATCCTAATAAGGTTCTTTTGTGGCAACAGCAGATTGAGCAAGTTATAGGTGGTAGAAAAAGTATGACTGGTCTAAAAGGTGTGCTTCAAGGAGTTACTTTTGAGAAAGATCCTACATCTGGTGTAGGTGGACCATGTACTTTCTTCTTTCATGAGGAAGCTGGTATTGCACCTAAGATGGATGTAACAGTGGAATTCTTGTTTCCTGCTATGCAATCAGGTATGCTTACTACAGGTTTATTTGTTGCTGCAGGATCTGTGGGTGACTTAGATCAGTGTCAACCTCTAAAGCAAATGATACTCTACCCAGAGTCTAATAGTATTTACTCAGTAGAATCTGATCTATTAGATGACAAAGGTACTATAGGTAAGACAGGTTTATTTATACCTGAGCAATGGTCTATGCCTCCATTTATAGATCAGTATGGTAATTCTCTAGTAAAAGAATCAGTAGAAGCTATTGATAATCAAAGACTTAAGTGGAAAAAAGATCTTACACCTGAGCAATATCAGCTTAGAATATCTCAGCATCCTAAGAATATAGCTGAAGCATTTGCCTTTAGAAAAGTATCTAAATTCCCTATGAGTCTAGTTGCAGCTCAAAAAAGAAGGATTGATGAAAAAGAATATCCTTATGAGTTTATAAATCTGGAGAGAGATGCTACTGGTAAGATAGAACCTAAGCTTACAAACAAGCTACCTATCTTAGAATTCCCTATAACTAAGAACACTGAAGATAAAACAGGAGTATTAGTAGTATGGGAAAGACCACAAGCTAACTCAGAATGGGGTACCTATTATGCATCTATTGACCCCGTTGGTGAGGGTAAAACAACTACTTCAGAATCACTCTGTTCTATCTATGTCTATAAAAACCCAGTAGAGGTAACCAGAGTAGATAAACATGAGACTACTAATCATATAGAAAATGATAGAATAGTAGCTGCATGGTGTGGTAGATTTGATGATATTAACAAAACCCATGAAAGACTAGAACTTATAATAGAGTGGTATAATGCATGGACCATTGTGGAAAATAACATATCCCACTTTATTAACTACATGATACAAAGGAAGAAACAGAAGTATTTAGTACCTAAAAATCAAATTCTATTCCTTAAGGATCTGGGTAGTAATACTAACGTGTTCCAGGAGTATGGGTGGAAAAACACAGGTACTCTCTTCAAAAGTCACATGCTTAGCTACCTGATTGAGTTCTTAAAAGAAGAACTAACTCATGAAACTAAGGATGATGGTACCATAGTAAAGACTACTTATGGGGTAGAAAGAATACCAGATCCTATGGCTTTTACAGAAATGGAAGCATATGATGATGATGTAAACGTGGATAGATTAGTATCTTTAGCAGCGCTTATTGCCTTTGCTAAAGTTCAGCAGGCTAATAGAGGATACAAGAAAAGAGTAGACCAGGTAAACACTAATAACTTGCAAAAGTCTGATAATTTATATAAATTAAATACAAGCCCTTTTAGGCACATGGGAAAGATGAGGAAAGTTCCTGGTATGAGCTTTCCTAAATCTCCATTTAAAAACATGAGATAACATGAAGGTTTTAAATGCAATGCAGTTAAAGAGTGGAGCTAAGGCGGAATATAACCGCATGGGCTCAATCACTCAACCTATACAATTTCTACCAAGAAAAGAAAAAGATGAAGATTGGACTGCTTGGAATTTAGATTGGCTAGAATGGCAAGGTCTTAAGCAAATCAGAAGAAATGCTAGAAGACTTATGAAGAACTATAAGCTAGCTAAAGGTATTATAGATAAAACAGATTACCTTGTTTCTGAGGATAATGAGAATAGAGATCTTCTTGAAACATTAACCCAAGAAGATTTCAGCGCATTAGAACTTAAGTTCTTACCTTTAAAGCTGTAGATGAGTTCACATATAATGAACTCATGGAACAAAAAAGACAAGCTGTAGAGCAGGTTCTTCTTTCTCAAGCTGAGCAAAAGCTCATTACTAATATGATTGAGATGGGAGTTGATCCCAATGATCCTGAGATTCAAGAAAAATTACAACAGCAGCTTGCTCCTGAAAATCTTAAAACTCTTCCAGAAATTGAAGATTTCTTTACTAAAAACTACAGATCTATGGGTGAGCAATGGGCTCAACACCAGTTCAAAGTAGATGAAGAGCGCTTCAAAATGGATGAGCTTGAGGAGAGAGCTTTCAGAGATATGTTAATTACAGATAGAGAGTTCTGGCACTTCCGCATGATGGATGATGACTATGATATTGAACTCTGGAATCCTGTAATGACTTTCTACCACAAATCACCTGAAGTAAGATATATTTCTCAGGGTAACTGGGTAGGAAAAATTGAGATGATGACTGTGGCTGATGTTATAGATAAGTATGGTTATCTTAT